AATGGTGATCAAATAGGTGATTATGGTTTAGCAGCATCATTCCCAGTTGGATATGCTTCTATCTCAACTATAGTTACAACTGCAGGTGCAGGTGCTGCTCTTGTACAAGACGTTCGTGTTGATGGTATTAACAAGCGTCTATACCTAAGTGATGTTACAGGATCATTTGGTGTTAGAGATGCTATTAAGGGACCAGATTCATACGGTGCTGTTATCTTCTCACAAGTTGATCTTAAGGCAAGAGTCAAGAGATCATTTAAAGGATTTGATGGAACTACAACAACGTTCCCACTTACTATTACAAATGGTACTACTTACCTCCCAGATCCCGCAGGACACCTCCTAATATTCGTTAATGGTATATTGCAACCTCCAGGTGCTACTAACGCATACACAGCGTTCTCCAACCAGATTCAGTTTACTGAACCACCAGATCTAGGAGCATCTTTCACTGGATTCTACATTGGTAAACTAAGACAGTTAGATGATATTTCATTCGAGTTTGACTCATTGAGACAATCATTCAACTTGAAACGTAATGATGTATTCTACTCATTGACACTAACTGATGGTGTACAATCTAGTGTGATAAGACCTGAGAACAACATTATTTGTTCACTCAATGGTGTTATCCAAGAACCTGGAGTTGGATTTGAAATTGTTGGTTCTAGAATTATCTTCTCTGAAGTTCCTAGATTTGGATCAACATTTGTTGCCTTCTCATACGTTGGTTCTGAGGCAGACGTTGACGCTGCTGAAGTTGTACCACCGATTGAACCTGGTGACTTTATTGACATTCAAGGTGAGACTGCAGATAGAGAAGTTGCTGTTATTGAATCATCAAACTCTCTAATCACATTTGATTATCTTGGATCTGTATTCGGTCAAAACGCAACTGCAACTGCGGTCTTGACATCTGGATTCATTGACACAGTTCAAGTTACTAATGGAGGTTCTGGTTACACAACCAGACCTACTGTTAGAATAGATTCCATCTCTGGTTTTGATGGAAATATCCGTGCACTAGTTGGTGTTGCAGGTATTGAACTGAGTGCAACTGGTTCTGGTTACTCAAATCCAGACATCGCTGTTGAGACTTCGGTCCCTGATGACTGGGTTGCTCCAGACATTTCAACTTACGGTGAAGAGTTAGTTGACCCCGAAACCCCATAAATAACTAAAATTGTAGCGAACAATGGCAAAACAGTCGATAGGTCTAGGATCTGCTGCTAACGACAACACGGGAGATACCCTGAGAGTCGGAGGCGATAAGGTCAATGACAACTTTAATGAAATATATACCGCACTAGGAAATGGTACGACACTTACTGTCGATACCACAAACCCTGCTGTGGGACAGGTATTAAGATATAACGGTAGTACATTTCTACCATCAGATTACACTAACCTCACTGCAGCGTTGGATGTAAATGGAAACTCTATTGTTTCTTCAAGTAATGGTAATATTGCAGTTGCTTCAAATGGATCTGGAGACATCACTCTCGCTGCAGGTGGTGTTACTTCTACATTCGATGGTGCTACTGGAACTATTCTCTTTCCCACATCAATAACATATGATAATGAATATAGTGCATTAGGTGGTGCTCCTGCAGTTGGAACGTATAGAGGATATTTCTTTACAGTAAGTGGTGATGATAATCCATATGTAAACATGAATATTACTGCAGGTGGTGTAGGTAATGCTCAAGTAAAATTAGTAACTGAAAAATCAAGTATAAATTTATTATCCGACGTCGATACAACTACAACACCTCCTAATAATGATCAAGTTTTAAAATGGAGCACTAGTAGTAGCAAATGGTTACCTGCTGATGATGCTGCAGGTATTGGTAGTATTAACGTATTCGCCTCTGTTGCAGGTGACACTGGATCTACAACTGCTAACAGTCAAACAGACACACTAACTATTGCAGGTGGTACTAACATTACTACTGCAGTTGTTGGAGACACTGTAACAGTGAACTTCTCTGGAACTTTGACAACAACACTTGCTGCTCTGACTGATACTAATACATCAGGTTTAACTCAAGGTGATATGTTGTACTGGTCTGGATCTGAATGGATTCCAACTCCTACATCTGGTCCTATCATTTGGTATGAGGTAGGTGCACCTGTAGAGAACTCAAGTAGTGACTTCCTAATCAACGGACCTGGACTTCCTGCAGGAGAAAACCGTGACCCAACGCTGTATCTGCATAGAGGATTTACTTATGCATTTGATAATACAGTTGAGGGTGGAGGACACCCATTTAGGATTCAATCCACACAGGGTTTATCAGGAACACCATATACAACAGGACAGACTGGTAGTATAACTGCAGTATTATACTGGACAATTCCTTTTGATGCTCCATCAACTCTTTATTATCAATGTACACTCCATGCTGCAATGCAAGGAACCATTAACATAGTATCATAATAAATGGCAAGAACTGTCCCAGGGTCAGGTGCGAGTATTGAACCAATCTTTGATGAAGTTTTCGGTGTTCGTGCAGTAAAAGTTTTAAACGGAGGATCAGGTTATTTACAATCTGATCCACCTAGACTTACTGTGACTGGTTGTGGTACACCAACTGTAGAAGCATTATTATATCCAATCATCGATTCTGGTGGTCAGATAATCCATGTAAGAGTTTTAGAGAGGGGAAGTGGATATGATCCATTACGTTTACAGATCATTCCAGAACAAGAAACACCTAACGTAGTAAATTCATTTGATTTTAATAGAATATGGCAGCGTCATCCTAACTCATTAACACAGGGAACGTTCGCTACAACTGGTACACCACCAGTAACAACTGATAGATTAACTATCGTATCGGATAATCATCCTAAACCTTCACAGGTTTATGTAAATGAAAGACAGCCTGGAGGTTCTACAGATATTCTTGATAGAACTTTTAATCAAGAGTTTGTATTTCGTGGTGGTAAAGATGTCCCAAATCCAGGGACAAGAGAATTTCAAAACAATAAGGCAGTTGGTATATTAGCAAATGGTGGTCTATTACACACTGCTGATTGGGGTACAGCAGGTAATGCACCCACAAACTTACCGATTGATGTAATAAAATATGATTATGTAAAAAATACAAGTGCATATGATACTATACTTGATAGTCAAGTACATTACTACCATACTAGCAAAACTATAGATGAGTTTAAAATTGGAAAGGGTGTATTTGAGTGGGGTCTATTAAGAGTATTCATTTGGAATATTAAAGTAGAATTTGATAATGTGATGTTACTTGTAGATCAGATTGATGAAACATTAGGTAATATAGAAGTTGGTAGAATAGTAGATGAAATATCAGGAACTGGTCGTGGAACTATTGCAAAAATTGTTAGAAATAGTCTAGGAGTTATAACCAGAGTATACTTGAGAGCAACAAGTGGTGCTGCTTTTCAAGATCAAGATTTATGTTTAGGTTCAAATGGATTTAAGTTTAGAGTGGCAAATACTCCTATTACTTTTCCTAATGGTTTGTTTTATATCGACTTTGGTACTAATGCAAGTGAGTTTGGTTCTTTTGTATCAGGTCAATACTATCTTGCTCCAGAAGATATTAAAGTTCACCAGAATAATCTCATAATATGGAATCAATCAGATAGTTCAAATAGTCAAGGTAATGCACCACATCCTATGCGGTTCTCTACAACTGCAGATGGAACTTTAAATGGTGGTACATTATATTACACAAGCACAGGATCATCAGGAAACGTTGTTGCAGATTACGAAAATAACTTGCAACCATGGTTCATCATGAATGGTGATGAGACGCAGAAAATATATTATTATTGTGCTAATCACAGATATATGTCAGGATACGCAGGTGACGAAGGTTACATGCAACTTGATACTGCAACACAAACTGGAACAGCAGGAGTTACTCCGAATACATATTATATCCAGGGTTATTATGGTACTGCAGCAGCAGGAACTTTAGATTACTCTAGATACGCAGATGGTCACTCCAGGATCATTGGTATGTCCTTTGATGGATATCCAATATACGGACCATGGGGATATAATTCTTCTGGCGTTGCAGCAAGGGAAACTTCTAGTTATAGACTAAGAAATACTGCTGAACTGCAAGGTGCCAGACCGATTGTAAACACTGCAGCAACAGAAACTTATACAGTTACCGTTGCAGGTGGTCAGTTTGCATTCAATGGATCATCACCTGAGTTTTTAAATTTAAAAAGGGGAAGAACGTATATATTCAACCAAGACGACGCAAGTAACACAGGGTCGAATCATATACTTATATCAGCGCAAACCGACGGTTGGCATTCAAGCAATCCAGTAGTTATTGGTCAGACATCTCTCTTGTATACGGGTCAAGGGATAACTTATCAGATTAATGGTAGTACAGTTACATATCAACAGTATCTCAGTGGATTCAATGCTGCTTCTAGTCGGTCACTAACATTTACAGTTCCTGTAGATGCACCTTCCGTCCTATACCTTTTTGGATATATTGCCTCTGGTTATGGTCTAAGACTTGTTAACGATGGTTATATTCTTGGAGACCTCACATCAGATTATATTTACGATTCTACTGTAGGAACTTTAGATGAATATAATGGTAAGTTTGGTGTAACACCAGAGTATCCTAACGGAACTTATGCTTATTATATGACAGAGGATAGTAGTGGTAATCCCACATATCCTTATGCTATAGGTCCAAAATATTATGGTACTCCTATATTTGAAGGTGATACAGTCCCTGCACAACCATCAGTATTTCCATCATTAGCAAGTGGAGATGTTGTATTAGATGCGAACGGAGCAGTTGCGTATGTAAAAATGACCCTTAAGGGTGATAACTATTTCGGTCCTGCAAAATCAAAAATATTAGGTGGACAAGGAAGTGGTGCTTTAGGAACTCCTATAGTTCAGACTGTTACTGGTTTATCTCTACTCAATCAAGGTAGAAGTTATGCAACTCCTCCAACACTTATCTTTGAAGGTGGTGGTG